GTTGATTCGAGTAAATTGAAATCAGAGGAAGGGTAGGTGTATGGATAATGCCGTCAAGATACTTAGCAAAGATGATGATACTATTACCATAGGTGGCTGGGGTGTTGTTTTCGGGGGTGACGATTTAGCTGGAGAACACTTTGACCCTGATACTGATTTTCAACTTGACCTTGTTCCCCTGAAGTCTGTTTATTATGATCATGCCCTAGAAGATGTAAAGCACCCGCTAGGAAATGTTGTCAAGAATATTATCAAAGATACGGGGGTTTGGGTGGAAGCTCAATTAGATAGATCCCGTGAGTACGTTGAAGAAGTATTGAAATTAATCGAAGAAGGCATATTGGGCTGGTCCTCTGGTTCAATAGGTCACCTTATTCTTACAGAGGGCAAGGCCATCAAACGATGGCCCATTGTAGAATTTAGCCTCACGCCAACGCCAGCAGAGCCAAGAACTCTAGGCGTTGAGAGGTTGAAGAATTTATGCAAAGAACATCCTGAACTGAGGGCGCTAATTCCGCAGGAGTCCGGTGAGGACTCGGAAAGCGCAGGGACGGAGGAATCGGAGCAATCTCATAACAAGAAAACTATGGAGGAAATAAGAACTATGCCTGATATAACTATGAGCAACGAAGAATATAAAGAATTGCTCAAAGCGCAGGTCAAGTCAGCAGATTCCAAACCTGAACTACCTCAAGAAGTCGAGGATCCAAAGATGAAATCTCTGTCTGATAGACTTGATGCACTAACCACTATTATTGAAAACTCCCCTAAACTGAAGGATGCCGGATATGTGGCACCTGACAGTGAAGAGGATCACGCAGGGACTAAGTCGTTTGGCGACTTCTTGGTTGCCGTGAAGCGTGGTAATGTAAAACGACTTACAAGCGTATACAAAACCGCCCTGGCAGAAGAAGATGGCGCCACCGGCGGGTATTTAGTACCCACTGAATTTGGATCACCGATTATAGCGGCTGCTGAACCGTTTAGCGTTTTGCGACGTGCGGGTGCAACCATTATTCCGATGACACATAATACGCAAGAGATACCCGCTCTGGATATCGAGACTGCACCATCGGCGGGTGATACCGCTTATGCAGCGGGTGTTGCTGCTGTCTGGGAAGCTGAAGCAGCCGAATTGGACGAGAGCGAACCACGTTGGCGAATGATTAAGTTAATGGTCAACAAAATCGCAGCTTACAGCCTTGCATCCAACGAAATAAGGAATGACAGCGCTGTATCCATTGAAGCAATCCTGACTACCATGTTTGGCCGTGCCATTGGCTCGAAAGAAAACTATGCTTTCTTCCGGGGTGACGGGGTTGCAAAACCTCTCGGCATCATGGAGAGTGGCGCTCTTATTACACCAACGCGTGCGGGTGCGTTAGCTGTGGCATTAGCTGACCTTTCACAAATGATGAGTGACTTCTTGCCTTCGAGCTGGAGCACCGGTTGCTGGTTTGCAAACCCAGAAGTAGCGGATCAACTGATTCAGTTGGTGACTACACCGCTTACATGGATGGAAAATCTACGGAAGGGAATGCCGCTATCGCTGTTGGGGATGCCGCTCTATTTCACAGGCGCCCTTGCAACGCTTGGTACAACCGGCGACATTATGCTTTGTGACCCATCATATTACTTGATTGGTGACAGATCCGGCATTGAGATTGGCTATTCTGAACATTACAGATTCATCAACGACCAGGGAACATGGAGAGCGACCAAACGCGTAGATGGGCAACCGTGGGTTGACAATTCTATAACGCTTGAGAACGCTTCTACGACCGTTTCTCCTTTCGTTGTATTATCTACTAAGTTGACATAAGGAGGAAAATTAAATGAGTGAACGAAAATTATCAGAAATGCTTGCTATTGTAGCAGTCATTGATCCAGACATTTACGGTACTGGCACTCCAACCCAAACAAGCTCTGAAATTGATATGCAGATGCACAGAGAGATTATGTTTATCTTTCAGACCGGGGATATAGGATCAGACACAGCAACTATGGAGCTCCGTATTTACGAGGGAACGGATGAAGGTCACGGCACAGCAGGCGAGGCATGGGTATTACTGAAGGCTGCGACTGATCTTGCCAATGATGATGATAATAAGCAAGTTGTTATCAATGTCCGAGCAGACGATCTTTCATCTGGCTATCGGTGGATTAAAGCCGTTGTCAAAATTGGAGGCACGGGTTCCGCTGTTTATCACAGCCTAGTGGCGCTTGCTGACCGCACACGCTTCAGTGATGCAGTTGTAACCTCGTCCTATGGCGATCTCAGTACTGTTGACGAGATTGTAGCCTAAAAACTAATTCACTATTCAAGGGGAGGGTGCAGTTATGCCCTCCCCAGAAAGGTGTATGCAATATGAAAGTACTGCTATTTTGCCCCCTGAATCCTGAAAAGGATCACAAGGGTAAGCGCATGGTGCAGTTATTTGGAAAGACGAACCAGTCTATCTTCAGGCAGGATTATCCGAAGTTGGATATATGGTTTAGTAAGGGTGATAACCCGTTTTTTGACAGCAACGGTAGACATAACATCGCACACAATTATAATAAAGCCCGTCAATGGGTTTTAGATAATGACTACGATGCCTTGTTAACGGTAGAAGCTGATATGGTGATACCGCCCAACGCTGTTTCAAAGATGGTCAAACATGCTGATGAAGATAATGCCGATGTGGTTTATGGATTGTACTGTTTCAAAAATACCTCTAGCTGGTCGGCGTTTACAGAACTTGACGTTAAACATGGACGGTCACTTTCAAAAGATAAGGCAAAAGCCCGCGAGATTTGGGGTCAAACTATCGATGTGGCTGGCGTTGGACTTGGCTGCACCCTGATAAAACGGAACGTGCTGGAAAAAATAGAGTTTCGTACCGATGAAACTAGACCGACTATGCACAACGATTGGTGGTTTGGGATTGATTGTCAGGAACATGGCTTTAAGCAGGTTTGCGATACCAGCATCGTTTGTGGGCATATTGATTTGAAGCCTGCTATACGGGTTATTTGGCCTGACCCTGACCAACCGAGGCTATATGATAACGAATATATTTACGGCGTTCCTATCAACGACAAAGGCGATGTTGTAATAGAAATTGACCGGCTTGGCGAGTTTATGATCCGGCGTTCTGATGTGGGCTTACCACCCCTGGAGGCGTAATGAGTTATATTAACAAAGCTGAACTGAAAAGCTATCTGGATATTAGTGGCACCGGCGATGATACACTGTTGGATAAACTGATAGACGCTGCTCAATCGGCCATTGATAGGTACACATCGCGCACCTTTGAAGCGTCTACCGATGCAACACGTAAGTTTACGGTTGGGGTGGATACCGAAGGCGATTTGTTATTTCTGGATGCTGACCTGGCAGCAATCACATCAATTATTACAGATGCAGATGCTACCAGTTCAACAACGCTGGCATCAACTGAATATGTCCCGCGTCCACGAAATATGACCCCTTATCATGCTATTCAGATTTTAGGGTCCAGTAGTAATTCGTGGACCTATACCGATGATCCTGAGAATGGGGTTGAGGTTACAGGGAGATGGGCGTGGTCAACAACCGCCCCTGCTGATGTTGCACAGGCTTGTATGAGATTGGCGGGTTATTACTACCGGCAAAAGGATGCTGGGGTATTCGATACAACCGCCATTCCTGATGCTGGCATTATTCAGATCCCCCAGGGGATGCCGAGAGATGTTCAGCTTATATTAAACCCGTACCGGAGAATGAACTGATGGCAGGGATTACGAGTTATTCAACCTATACAGTGGCTTTAGCTGCATTGAGCGTGACGGGTGTAACGAGAAAGTTTACACATCCACCCGCTTCATTGGCAACTGCTGATCTTCCGGCGATGTGGCCTGGATTACCTTCTGGTAATGAGCCAGCCTTTACATTTCAAACGAGTGGTGGATGGCCAACGCTTATTTGCGATCTGACCGTTGCGGTTGAGCCTGTGGCACAAAGTACACAATCGAGTAACTATGATTTGATGATAACGATTATTGACAATCTCTCCACGGCACTTAGAGCTGCCTCTATTGGACGCAGCCTGTTGACGTGGATAATTACTGGCAACGCACAAGTTACCGTTGCTGGCACAACATACTGGGCGGTGATTGCTACCGTCTCAGGCAAATAAA